TCTACAGGTATTGGTGCTTTAGTAGTTGGTGTAGGTTTATTGATTGCTAACTGGGAGAAGTTCATTGATATATTAGGTTTAGGTGCTACAGCAGGACAAGAAAACTTAGATATTGCTAAGGAACAAACTAATCAAGCACAACTAGCATTAGAGGCAACAGAAGCATCTACCGATGTATTAAAACGTCAAGGTAAAACAGATAAGGAGATTCTAGCAATCAAAATAGCCCAAACAGATGAGGTTATTAATGGTTTAGAAGCACAGCTTGTAGCACAAGAGGAGATTAAAAAGGAACAAATAGCTACAGCAAAGAGAAACCAAACCATATTATCAGGTATTCTAAACTTTTTAACATTCCCACTACGCACATTACTTATGGGTGTAGATAAGTTAGGTAAAGCATTTGGTAAGGATTTTGGATTAAATCAAGCTGTAAAGGACTTAAATGACTCTATTAGTCAATCTATATTCTCAGGTGATACAACAGAGTTAGATGAAGGAACAGCTGAGATAGAAAAAACATTATTAACGTTAAAAAATAAACGTGCCCAATACAATAATCAAATAGATGATATTGATGAAAAAGCACGAAATGAGAGACAAGCACAACTAGATAAGGAAACACAAAATGAGTTAAACGCATTACAAGCAAGGGCAGAATCAGCACGTAAACTAGCTGAAGCACAAGCTAAGGATGCCCAGGATGCTTTAGATGTTAAGTTTGCTAATGATTTACTTAGACTTCAGGAACAACAAGCTAAGGAGTTAGAACAAGAGGATTTAACAGAACAAGCTAAACTAGCTATTAAAGCAAAATATGCTAATGAAGCGTTAATACTTCAGGAACAATATAATGATGCTACAGAGGAAAATGCCCAAGCATTAGCAGATGCTGAAACAGCAATCAACGAACAGAAAGCACAGGATGAAGCTGATTTACGTAATGCTAAAATACAGCTAGCAAACGACGGGTTTAACGCGGTTATTGCGTTAGCAGATGCCTTTGCGGGCGATGATGAGAAACGACAGAAAAAAGCGTTTCAAATCGCTAAAGGTGCCCAACTAGCACAAGCAACAATGAATGGTATTTTAGCGGTTCAAAATGCGTTTAGCACAGCAGCTGCTTCTCCATTAACAGCTATATTCCCAGCTTATCCATATATTCAAGCAGGTTTAGCAGGTGCCTTCGCATTAGCAAACCTTAAAAAAATCCAATCAACTACATTTGAAAGTGCTGGTAGTGGTGGTGGTGGAAGTATAGGTGGAACATCAAGTGGTGGTAGTGGAGGATTTGGTGCTGGAACTATGACATCAGGAGGTGGTTTCGGTGCTTTAGGTGCCCCATCATTAGGTGAAGGACAAACAACAGGAGGTAATACAGGACAATCACAAAGCGGACAAAATCAACCAGCAGTAAAAGCATACGTGCTTGCTGGCGATGTAGTTAGTAGCGTTGATGCCGACAGAAAAATCAATCAAAGAAGAACATTATGATAAAGCAACCTAAAATAGTAAAACTCGATATTGAGGATGGATTACTTGATGGTGTAGATGCTATCGCATTCGTAGAAAATCCAGCTATTGAAATAGACTTTTTAGCATTTAATAAGGAAGCATTTGAAACATACAATGACTATCCTAAAAAAGCAATCGAAAATGCTAAACGTGGAATCGAGTTAAACAAGGAAAACGGCAATAAATGTGCTACTCAGGTAGGTAAAGTTCGTGCCCAACAACTTGCTAACGGAGAAAATCTATCATTAGATACAATCCGTAGAATGCGTGCTTTCCTTATTCGCCAAAAGGACAACTATGAGTTAGCATTAAAAAGGAAAGATTATTCTGCCTGTGGCTACATTAGTTATTTACTATGGGGAGGTGCTGAAGCATTGCCTTGGAGTGAGAAAAAACTACGTCAAGCAGGTGAGGAGTTATCTACTGAAAATGAAATCGGCTTTGATTTAGATGAGGCTTGCCAACCAGGCTATAAAGCAATAGGATTAAAAACTAAAAACGGACGTAAAGTTCCTAACTGCGTTCCTGAAACTAACTTAGAATCTGTTATTATAGAGGAGTTAATCAAGCAGGAAATGGCTAAAGTAGGTGAATATGAAAATATGCCTTATTACGATACTCCAGAGGAAGCAAGGGCACAATCTCCAAAATATGGATGTAGTGAGGATAGTTGGCACGAACATACTATTGGTGATAAAACCTACTATATGCCTTGTGGACAACATAGTGATTTGTTTAATGTAGATGTTTCAGCATTACCTGATTATGTAAATGAAATAACCGATTTAGAGGATAAGCTAAAGGATGCCGTTTTAGACGCGTTATTAAACGTAGGTATCGATGAAGAAGATTTAAGCACCGAGGGCTATGACTTAAAAAAGGCAGTGCGTTTAGACGCGGATTTTAACTTTGACACATTTGTTGCTTCTGTTTCACAAATAAAAGGTGCTAGTAAGGAAAATCAACCATCTGTTGATGATTATGGACAATGGAAAGTATTATATAGATACACTCGATACGATGGCACAGAATCTGTAGGTAATAATAGTAGAACATTTTGTCAAAACGTTATTAAAGCAGGTAAATGGTTCCGTAAGGAAGACATTAACAAACTTACTATCCAAGGTGCTAATGAAGGATTCGGTTTACAAGGACAACGTTTCTATGATATTTTCACTTATAAAGGAGGTAAAAACTGCCAACATTTTTGGCAAGCATTTATTATACCTAGAAAGGATAAAGCAAGTGATAGAAAACGTCCAAGTGCTATATTAGATAGACGTGCTGATGCTACTTCATTAAATAACGATACATTAACTAATCTGTTAGCTGATGGTAGATTATCATTCTCTCAGGAACAAATGGATGAACAACAAATCGTTGCTACACCTATTATGGTTCCAAATAAACTTATAGAACGTAGAGATGAGGATGGGGAAAAGTATTACGTATATTTTACAGAGGAAACCATTAAAAAAATAGCATACGCATTTGCTAAAAGTAAAAACGCTGATAATATCAACTTAGAACACGATATGGATTCTATGGTTGATGGTATTTATGTAGCAGAAAGCTGGTTAATCAATGAACCTAAAACAGATAAATCTAATGTGTTTGGTTATGATTTACCAAAAGGAACCTGGTTTGGCTTATTCAAAATCGACAATGATGACTTTTGGAATGATTACATCAAGCAAGGTAAAGTAAAAGGTGTATCTGTAGAAGGATATTTTGTAAATAAACTAACAAAACTAGTATAATGGGAATAATAGACAGATTTTTAGGTAAATGGGCAAGTAGAAAGTTTATAGTATTTTCTATAGCTACTTTATTAGCAATATTTGGTTCACTTACTTCAGGTGATTGGACATACATTGCTGTAGCATATATTGGTTCACAAGCCTTAGTTGACACAATGAATAAATACAAACGATAATGCCAATACCGAACAGAAAAGCAGGAGAAGATAGAGATGTATTCATCGGTAGATGTATAGAACAAATAAGTGATGAATATACTACAAAGCAGGCAAGTGCTATATGCTATGCCCAGCTACACGATTCATTCAAATACGAAAAAGGGGGAAATCCAACGCCCCTTGATATTACGTTGGAGTAAAACTATTCTAAAAACTTAAAATCAATCAAAAAATGACTAGCAACGAACTTAAAGAGTTAGTAAAGCAACATTTTTCATTGACAGAAGCCCCTACTGAAGCGGTTGTTGAGGAAACATCAAACGAAACGTTTGGTGAGATTATGGACGAAAACAAAGCGTTCACAATCATTTTCCCAGGCGACGAACTCAAGGTTGGAAGCGAAGTTAGAGTTAGAACAGCAGACGGACAAGAACTTACAGCACCTGACGGAGAACATCGTTTAGAGGATGGGGCGGTGATTAAAGTTGAGGACGGCAAAGTTGTTGAATACACTAGCGAAGCGGAAATCGAGAAACGTGAAGGTGAGGAACTTGCTATCGATGGTGAAGTTGAACAACCAGCATCTATTGAAGGTGTAGACGTAGAAAAAATGGCAGGCGAAACCGAGGAGGAAGAAGCCGAAGCTATGATGGATGAGGAAGCCGGTATGGGCGATGTAGTGAAAGCTATTGTTGAAGCAGTTAAGGACGAAATGAAATCTCTAAAGGATGAAATGGAAGCACTTAAAGCTAAAATGGCTGAATACGAGGATTCACCAGCAACTGACAAATCTATGCCAGAAATGATGTCCACAGACAAATCAATCAAACCAACAGCAGAGGTATTCAATGCTAAAAGGTTCGATTTAGTAATGGAAAGATTTTCTAAAAAATAACTAATAATAACTTAAAAACTTAAAATAAAATGAGTTTAAACGTATCCGCCTTAAGCGACTTTTCAAATGAAGTAGCGGGCAAAATCGTTCCTAAAATCGTATATACGGGGAACACAGCAGAATACACCTCAGTTCAGGAGGGTATCAAATACATCGAACCATTAAACCTTTTTGAGGTAGACTTATACGTTGCCGAAGGTTATGGATGTGCTACTACGCCATCTGGTTCAGCAACATTCACTCAACGCAACATTCAAGTTTGTGGTAGACAATCATTCGATTCTCTATGTTTGAAAGACTTAGACACTAAATACTTAGGTATTTCGTCTCTAGACAGAGGTTCATACAACACTACTTGGAAACTTGCTGAGACTTATAGCGAGTTAATCGTTAACCAAATGAAAAAGAAGAACGATACATTCCTTTGGAATGCTACTTCATCTGTAGATTGTTCAGCTGGTTTGATTGAGTTAACAGACGCAGGAACAGGTGTTGTTGAAGTTGCTTCAGCTACTACTGCTTCATTGGCTGTATTAGACACTATGATTGACGCTATCCCAGCAGACGTAGCAGACAGAGAAGATTTAACACTATTTATGAGTGTTTCTAACTTCCGTAAGTTTGTTGCTTCAGTTAGAACAGCTAACTCATACTACTTCAACCCAGATTCTATCTCTAACAGAGGTGGTGTATTGGATATGGTTTACCCATTCCAAAACGTTCGTGTAGTTGGAACAGCTGGTTTAGGTTCATCTAATCGTATGATTTTAGCACCTGCTAAACAAATCGTAGTTGGAACTGACTTAGTAAGTGATGTGGATAACTTCTCTCTTTGGTTTGATATCAACACAGATTCTTTACGTCATCGCCTATCAATGAAACTAGGAGTTCAAATAGCGTTCCCAAGTTTCGTAGTAAGTAATGTAGCTTAATAATATTAACACTTAAAACCAGAAAACTATGTCAACTTGTGATATTACATCAGGATTTACTTTAGGCTGTCGCGATAATAGCGGTGGTATTAAAAATCTATACATCCTTTCTGGTTCTGTAGACACCATCGTGGATGCGAGTGAAGGTTTAATCAGCGAAATGACAGGTAGTGGTTCGTTCTATAAGTTCGAACTATTCCGTCAAACTAGTGATTACACAGAAACCATCACTTCAACTCCAGAAAATGGAACTATTTTCTACGAACAAAGCGTTAATGCTATTTTCTTTAAGCTTCAGTCAGCTACGAGAAACCAAATGAAAGTCCTAGCACAGAACCCTAACCTAAAAGTTATCGTTGAAACCAATAATGGTTCAGTTGATGGCGTAGGTAAGTTCTTCTACTTAGGACAACAAAATGGTTTACAGCTTACTGGTGGAACAGGTGCTACTGGCACCGCGTTCGGCGACTTGAATGGCTACACATTAAACTTTGTAGGACAAGAACCAGAACCCGCTAGCGAAGTTAGTGGTAGTGATTTAACGGCAGTATTGTCAGGAATCACCATCGGTTAATAACCGATACATTATATAAAGTTAGGATGGGGGGTTTAACCGCCCCCCAAACCTAACAAAATAAATCTAACATCAAGAACTATGCTTAGATTAAATAAATCTAATCCTGCCCAAACAATAGCAATCCATCTCGACACAACGGCGAGTGTGGATTCCTTACTGCTTGAATATTCCCAAGACTATGATTTATCTAGTGGACAAATCGATTTCGATGTTAACGAAACTAAAGGTAAATACAGAATAGGAATAGTAAGTGGTAGTGAAGTCCCAGCAAACAGCGGACAATACACTATTGATATTTACAGCGGTTCGTTCGAACCAGCAATATGGGGCACAACACCTAATAAATGGGAAACTATTACCGACGTTTGGAGTGATTTTGGAACATTCCAGAGAGTTGGTGGTTTACTACGTTCTATTAGGGCATATGTAAGCGGTTCCAATGATGTAGCCTTTACAACATACGAATCACCTAATGAGATGGGTGCTTATACTACTTATAATGACTAACGAGAACACAGAAAAAAACAAACTAAACTTCGCCTCTATTGCCTATGCTGTAGATGGTGCCAGAAAATCTGGTAAGGAATCTATTGCTAAGGATTTAGTTAGATTTGGCGATTACAATGACTTTCCAGATTACTTAGTTAATCTATATAATAACTCATCTACACACGAGACTTGTGTTAATGCTATTGTTGAAGCAGTAAAAGGTGATGGTTTAACAGCTGAACCACCATTTGTTTTAGATACAGCAAATAGAATGGGTGAATCGTGGAATGATGTATATGGTAAAGTAGCTAAGGATTATTACTTATTTGGTGGATTTGCTTTAGAGGTAATCTATAATAAAGCGAGAACCAAAATCAGTGAAATATACCACGTGCCATTTGCTTCAGTTCGTTCTAAGGAAGCTAACCATAGAGGACAATGTGAATATTATTACATTGCGAGAGATTGGGATACGAGAGGAAAATATGAGGTTGATTTAACAAAAGCACTAGAAATACCTGCTTATAATCCTTATAAAAAGGATGAACAACCTTCACAACTATATTATTACAAACCATATCACCCATTACAGCATTACTACCCACTACCAAAGTATGTAGGTGCCTTAAAAGTGATTGAGTTAGACACAGAAGTAGATAACTTCCACGTAAACAACATTAAAAATGGTTTAGCACCATCATTATCGATTACTACTTATACTAATGCTAGTGATGATGATAGACGTGCTATTGAAAACCAACTTCGATTACAATATCAAGGTTCCTCACAAGCTGGACAGCTATTATATATGGATGTTCCAGATAGAGAAATGAAACCTGATATCGAACCTATCCCACAAAATGGTGCTGACGGATATTATACAACTATCAATGATATGGTAGTTCAAAAAATACTAACAGCACACCGCATTACTTCACCCTTATTAGTTGGGATTTCGCAACCCGGTTCCTTAGGAAACAGAAATGAAATGCTAGATGCTTATACATTATTTTTGAATATGGTTATCAAGCCATTACAGCAGGATATTTTAGCTGTGTTTGAGGAAATGTTAGAACTAAAATACCCAGAGTTAGATATTACTATTGGTGTTGAACAAAAACAGATTCTAGACACAGGTGAGATGGAAGTAGATGTTATTACTTCTAAGGATGCTGAAAGTGGTGAGGATGCTATGTTAGAAAATGAAATCGAGGAACAAATAGACGAAGCCACATTATGACAAATACATTTCTAATAAGCGAAACTAAAGTAAGGGAGTTCACTAATATGAACGACAATGTTGATACAGCATTGATGAAAAATGGTATTCGCGAAGCACAAGACATTGAGATACAACGTATTATAGGAACATTACTATATGATTCATTAATGACGCAAGTTGATAATGGTTCATTTACTAATGCTAACTACGAGACGTTAGTGAACGATTATATCCAAAACGCATTGTTATATTGGGCTTACTACTACATTGAGGAAGCTATCTATACTAGAGACAGAAACAATGGATTACTTATTCCTACAGGAGGTGAAAATAGTATTCAAGTAGATGAGAGAAAGTATAATAGTCGTAGACAATCTATTAAAAATAAAGCAGAGTTTTATAGTGAAAAGTTAACTAACTATATCATTACAAACACTAACTTATTCCCAGAAACACAATCAACAACAGAGTTATACCAGCAACTACCTGATTTCGGTATTCAGTATAAATCTCCTATTGTATTTGCGAACGACGGATATGCCCCACATTTACGAGGTGCTATAGACGCAGGAATCCCATTAGCTGATTCTCGCTTTCCTTACTTACCACCTCCATCACAGAGAACAAACAGAATAAAATAATATAAACTTAACCATCAAGAACTATGGGAGTTAACTTAACAAATAAAGCGATTCAGGATACTTATGAAGGATTAGTCCAAATAAGTGGTTCACTACTAACGGATGGGACAGGAAGTCTCATACCATCATTAGATGTATCAGCATCATATGCTACAACAGCTACTTCGGCATCTCACGCGGTTAACAGC